GTACTCCTTTGCAATCACCATCACCATAATTAAGGAGATAATAAATGGCAAACGTAATACCTAATGCATTTAAAGCGGAATTACTTTCAGGCACTCATAATTTTGCGAGTGGTGGAAATAGTTTTAAATTAGCTCTGTACACGTCTAATCCATATTCAACATCAAGCACTGCATATTCTACTTCTAACGAGGTAAGTTCAGGAGGTGGTAGTGGTTACACGACAACAGGTCTTGAACTTCAAAACCAATCGGTTACTGCAGGTGCAACATCTTTTGTTGATTTTGATGATTTAACATTCTCTAGTGCAACATTCTCGGCTGCTTTTGGTGCGATATACAACGATACCAACAGCGATAAGTTATGTGTTGTTTTAGATTTTGGTGGAACAAAGACAGCTACAAACGGAGATTTTAAAATCGTATTTCCAGCTACTGGAACACCGGCTAATGCTATTATAAGTTTAGCATCGTAATAGGAGAAAAAATATATGGCGTTTAAATTAAACGACAGAGTAAAAGAATCGAGTTCAACTACTGGAACAGGTACGTTTACACTAGGCGGAGCAGTAACAGGTTTTGAGACTTTTGCTGCAGGTATCGGTGGAAGTAATACTACCTATTACTGTATCTTTGAGACAGGGACAGCAAACTTTGAGGTTGGTTTCGGAACTCTAAACGGAGGAGCGAGCACACTTGCTAGAACTTATGTTATCTCCAGTTCTAACAGTGACGCAAAAGTAAACTTCGCAGGCGCAACCGAGGTATTCTGTACGGTGCCTGGTTCAAAGATCGGTCTACCTTTTCCAGAGGAAAACGCTTCTTCATCAGCGCCAAAAATAATCACGGTCAAAGTAGCGAGTAAATCTGGTAATCACCCATATCAAGGTGTGGGTTCTGGTAATGCATACTATCTAGATGGATTAGAGGCACCTGCTTTGAGATTAACTGGTGTGGATGCATCAAACTCGGCTTACGCACAGTATTATAGATTCGATCAATCGGATTCATCAAACAGCGGACACCCACTAAGATTCTATCTGGACTCCGCTAAAAGCACAGAATATACGACAGGTGTGACCAATACAGGAAGCTCACCTGCACCAGGATCATCTGGTGCGTATACACAGATCGCTGTCGATGAGACAACACCAAATATTCTATACTACCAATGTTCATCTCATGGATACATGGGTAATCACGTTACGAATATAGGTAATAAGATCAATTCTAATCTGGTCACGATAGGTGATGTGACTGTCGGATCTAAATTAAAGATGCCTACAAATACGGCAAACAAAATTTTAGTGGCTGATGGTACGTCATTTGAAGAGGTAGATATATCTGGAGATGCAACGATAGCATCTGGCGGGGCATTGACACTTGCAAACTCTGGTGTATCAGCAGCCAGTTATACAAATTCATCAATCACGGTAGACGCTAAAGGTAGGGTTACCGCCGCTTCCAGTGGATCCGCAGGGGTATCAGCAGGATTTGCGGTTGCAATGGCGATCGCCTTATAGTAAAGGAGTAATA